TTTTAATTTTCTTTGGTAATCTCTTTCTGCTAACTGTGCATGGGATGGATCTGATCTTAACATGTATGTATAATATTTAGCTCTATCTACAATTAAAGGTCTAAATCTATCGGGTAATGACATTGTATCACCATGTGCTGATAATTCTGTATGTGTTTGATAGTAATCATATTCAATATTATAGTCATCACTATCAGGAACAGGACTTAATCCAAACGATGAATAATTAGGTTTTCTGTAAACAAAATCTGGAACTGCGTGTACACCTTCATCATTTTTTGAATCTCTTTCTTTTAATGATTGTAACCAATGATCATATGATATAAATTTTAATTTTTTTGTAGCAACATCATCTCTTGAAATTCTTATGTAATCAATATCTAAGTTTGTAGATGTTGTTGTATTATTTACAGTAATATAACTTGTTTGAGCAGTAGCTGTAAATTTTGTTTCTAAAATTTTACCTGCCCCAAAATCTGAAACAGTTACTGTTGTATTTAAATTTTGTGTTCCTTCTGCAGCTGTACCTACTTGTACTTTTAATGCTTGACCAACACTATTTGTATCAAATACTCTTAGCTGTAATTTATATGTTTTATTTACTGTAGTTGTTATTGCTTGATAAGCTGCATAATCATTTAATCTTAATCTGCCATTTCCTGTGCTAGTGTATGCTGCACTTCCTGCTCCAGCAATTGTAGTCCAACTATTTATATTTGAAGTAAATTCTCCATTTGTAACTAATTCTTTTGGTTGTAAGAAAAAAGATTCAAAATCAACTTTACGCATATCTGATTCAAATGAATATTCTTGAGTTCCTGCTGTTGTAGTTGTAGATGCAGTTGTATGCAATGCAGGTATTTCTCCAGCTTCATTATAAATATCATGCACAGATTTATTAACAAAATTTTTAACAGACGTTTGTATTCCTCTACTTGAACTAAATGTTGTGCTTGTTAAAGCAACTTCATTTAATTCTTGTAATACATTGTTAGCTAAAGTTAAATAAGTTGTACTCATGTTTATTCTGATTCCTTGTTGTTATCATGTACAAAATTCTCACATCTAATTAATAGTCTTTTAATGCGAGCTTCTGCATCTTCTATTTGCTTCTTTAGCTCTTCGTTTTGTCTTTTAAGAGCAACTGTATCAGATTTATACTCTGATATAATTTCAAGAAGTTGATTTCGTTTTTGATAGCTCATTGAGCATTACAGCAATCTGATCTAATTTATCAGTTTGTGCTGCAACTTTATCTTCTAAGTGTTTTAATCTGTTTAAAGCACTCTCATTATTACCACCTAAATAAATTTTTCTTGGTCCTGTTACCCCTTTTTGCTTATATGTTAAATCGTATGTAGCCATGTTTTTTCCTTTATTTATTTATTAATTATGAGAGGATTAAATAAGGGGGATATAAATACCCCCCTTAAGTTATTACTTATTATGATACGTCTGTATCGTGAGATGCCGCAGTATTATGATCTGTTTCATCTATACCTGAGATGTCACACATAATTGCGTATACTCTTATTTTACCTGCAGACGAAGCTGCTGATAACATAAGTAAGTCTAGGGTATCAGCTGATGCTGCTACGTGTCTTGCTGTAGCTGTTGCTGCTGAGTATCCTACTTCTTTTGCATCACCGTCAACATAAATGTCAACGTCACCGCCAGTTATACCTAAGTCTACTGTTACTGAGTTTGATAATTGAGTAAGTATCTCAATACCTGCTTCCATAACGATAGTCTCTGCTGGAATTGCAATTGCCTGAAGTACATCATTTGTTGCTGAACCTGCATCTCCATTTAACTGTGCAATGTCGATTGTGTTTTCTACCATGTAAGGTGTTCTACCATTAGACGGATGTCCTGTAGTACCACCAACTCCTGTTACTTTATAAGTTGCCATATCTAGTTATCTCCTTCTAATTAACCTATTGTGATAACACCAGAGTAAACTGCTTCTGTTCTTAGAACTTTTCTTCCAAAAACGTGCAATCCTCTAATAATATCTGAAAATGAATCAGGATCTCTGATAAGTTCTGTTTTCGCAATATGGTTTGCAGTTGCTACTGCGCCTTGGTGACCATAAAGGAAAGCATACTCGTTAGAGCCTGCTGATCCAAATGTTTTGTTTGCTGCTGATCCGCCTGATACAGCTATTGCATTAGTAGAGTACATTCTAAAACCAAATAAAGGTCTGTCTGTAATCATACCATTTCTCATAGCTGAAGCTGAGCCATCTGCCATAACAGATTGGTCAACTACTTTAGCGCCTGCTTTTCTAAGTTGTTGATAGAAAGCTGGTGGCGCAACGAACCATCTATTTTCTTCTGGTACATCTGCACCGTCAAGAACTGTCTTAGCTGCTGACATAATGTCTGTTAGTGTGTCAACTGCTGCATCACCATCGATAGGTGATCCGTCAGTACCTGTAGCTGAAGCATTTGTAGATGCTCCACTATAGATTGCACTTAGGACATTGAAGTCATAGTTCTTTTTAAGTGCGTAAGCACCTGAAGAAGTTGCAAGAGCTTCGAAATTAACATGTGATTGTCTTTCTTCGATGTCATCTACTTTAAACGCAAAGTACGAACCTTGGTCGACTGTCAATTGAATTTGATCGTCTGCAAGTGTTTCTGTGTTTACTGTTTGACCTCTAGCGTAGTCATTCACTGTAATTGTCGGCTCTTTGATTATGTTTACTGTATCGCCAAAATTTTCAATTTCTCCAGCGTAATCAGTGTTTGTTATATCTTCAACAACTGATGCACGTCTGAAAAATTTTTGAACCTTCTGACTATAAATTGCTGGAGCCCAATTACCTGACGGTAAATTTTGGTAGCCAGCTGCTTTTCCCATTGTTGCCATAATGTTTGCCTATTGTTTATAGTTATTGTTAAGGTTGTATTCTTCCTTCTCTCATGGCTTCATCGATTTGTGTTTCGTTCTTTTCAAACTCTCTTCTAGTCATCTTACCAATTTCAGCATTAGACCAAATTTTCTTTGTGGGAATATCTGCATCTGTTGCTTTTTTAGTTTTAGAAATTGCTTTAGCGGCTTCTTTTTTAAGATCTTTACTTTCCTGTTTACTTAAACTACTAATGCCCTTGTCCATTTTATATAGATCAATTGCTCTAGCAGCTAATGTAGAGTTAGTTGTATTTTCATATAACCAACCTTGAATTGTAGGATCTTGTTTTCCAGCCCATTCGTGAAAGTCTTCTTCTTTTCGTAAGTTGACAAAATCAGGATGAACTTTTAAAAGTTCTACTTCTGCTTTTTCTTTTGCAATTTGTTCCTGTTGAACTTGAAGATTTTGGTATTTATCCTCCATCTCTTTTGCTCTAGTATCAGCCTTTGTCATAGCAATGGTTTCAACCATTTCATAAACATCAGGATACTCCTTTCTCCAGGCTTCTAACTCATCCTTAGATTTAGGTGGTACAAATTGTTTTGTAGATGATTCTAATTGAGTTCTCAAAGTTCTAACTTCATCTTTGTGCTTTGAAAGAGTAGAATCATAGTGTCTTTTTAAATCGTCATAACGTTTCTTAAAGACTCTATCTTCTGCATTCTCAGGGCGTTCAGTTGAAGGAGTAGCTTTTTCATCGGAGCTTGCAATTTCTTCAGATGTTTTGGTGTCCTCTTGAACGGTTGCTGTTTCTGCTTTTTCTTGATGAAACTTATTTAATTCACCTTTAGCAAATGCTTCTACCTCAGGATCATTTTCTTCATCCCTTTTCTTTTGGTATATTGCCTTGCCTTCAGGCTTCTTAAATAGTTTCGGTTTAGGTTCCTTTACTTCAGGTGAAGTATTAGATTCCTGCTTATCGTTTTCCATTATTTTTTTCCTCTTAGGTTGAGTGCCTTATGGATAAGGGTAGCTCTAAACTTGTTCCATATTTTGTGGGCTAGTCATTAAACCTGCAGTTTCTGTAGGTTGACTAGGTGGCACAGTTTCTTGTTGTGTTTCCATCGGTTCGGTACCACTAAGCACTTCAGTCATAAAATTATTTATAGCTTCTTGCTCATTGTTACCTCCGTATTTTCTCATTGCAAAATTACTTGCAACGGAAAGCGGTATTATAATGTTAGGTTCATTACTACCATAAGCATCCATTACTGGTTTAAACTCAGGTATAATTTTCTCTAACGCTTTTCTAACTGATGGGGATAAAACAGATTGTATAACTGTCTGATCCTCATTAGTTAATTTTTTTGCTCTTTCTGCAAACTCTAATTCCATAGGAGTTGCTTCAGGAGATTCTGTACTAACAGGTTGTTTAGTAGGCACAGGCTTAGCTTCAGGCTTAGCTGCTGGAATAGCACTTAAGTCTGGTGCATTTGGTACATTTGGTTTTTGATTTACTGCACCTGTTGTAGATACTTTACCTTGCATATTATCTATTGCCATTATACTAATACCTCTTTAATTTTTTTATTTTTAATTAATTTACTAATTAATAAACTTATTTGCTCAACTAATAAATTATAAATATATCCTTTTAAAGTAAATTTAGTTTTACCTAAAGTATATTTTACATGTTGGATTTTGTATTTCATTATGTGCAGCCAAAATTTTGTAAGCCATTTACTTGTTTTCATTTTTTTAGCAGTTGGCATTGCCCATAACCAGTATCCTTTTAATTCATCTTTATTCCATTTATTTATTGTGTAATCCCAATGAATTTTATAATCTTCTTTTGACATTAAATTTTGTTTATATAATTCTGTGCAAATTACTGATCCACCACCACCACTAAATACTGCACCAATAACTCCACCTACAACCCCACCTACTGGACCGCCTACTGCCATACCTATTGCAGAGCCAACTCCAGCACCTTTATTTTGTTTTTTATTTCCACCTAACATTTTTGAAACGCCATATCCTGCCATTCCTGCTGTACCAACTCCACCTACTGTAGATTGACCAACGTTTGTACCCATAAATCCACTTAAAGGATTTAAAGTAGAGCCACCTTTCATAGGTACAATATTTAATCTTCCTGCCTTTTTAAAATCAGTAAAAGTATCATAAGCTCTAAAAGCTAAATCAGCACCTTTGTATAATTTATTAAATTGTTGTGTTTTTTCTGCTAGCTTTTGTTGCCTAGCCATAAGTTCATATACTTTATCAGTAGATGTTGTAGACGAATCTGGTCTTGTTGCTGCAGTTAATCTCTCTACTTGTTGCATTGGAGTTAATGCTGTAGATTCTGCTGTTCTTTCAGGTTCTTTAAATCCTTCAACATTTACTGCTTGAGTAGCTGTTGTAGTTTCAAATTGACCTGTTTGATCATTAAATCTAGTTGTAGTTTGTCCAGGCATTTCTCTAATTAATTGACCTGTTTGAGTTCCAATATCTGTAGATTGATTTAAACTAGTTTTTTGATTTGATTCGTATGCTTCAAAATCATTATTAATATTTTTTAAATTATTAACTTTTGATGATTGTGATGCTGCATCAACATATTCATATGTTCCATCATTATTTCTAACTAGTTTAATTGCCATGTTTTATTCTTTATTCCTCTTCATTGCTTCTTGGAGATTGAGTATTTGCCGCACTAAAGCCAGCTTCCCCTGGCATCGGTACATTGCCTGTTCCGATGTTGCCACCTCCAGCTCCTGATGGATCTGTTGGCGAAGCTCCTGCAGGTACTGGACCATTCGGTCCCATTTGACTTTGTCCTCCAGCAGCGGTAGTATTGTTTTGATTTCCATTTGCCATTCCCATTATTTGTGCAAAGATCGCAGCTTTTTCTGGATCATTAATTAATTGATCTGGATCAATATCTAAAGACTTAGCAACTTCTTTTAAACATGTGTGCCATTTAACAAATGGTGCAAGAGTCGGGTTTGATGCCGTTTGCATAAATGTCATTAGTCTTTGAGATCGAACTTCTTTTTGCATTAGAGAAGCTGTGCCTTGTGCCTTGATTTCCAAATCACCTTTAATATGCGGAGCTTCATCATTAAATTGCATGTTCCAATGAAATAAAGATTCTCCTAGGGGTTTAAGTAAATAGTCATCTATATTTTTAATAACTGTTTTAATACTTAATGCTGCTGCACCCATAAGCATTGACATGCCTGATGCAGTTCTTGTTGTAGATTGTACTCCTGTTGCTCCATGTGAATATGATGGAATACCAGTTGCTTCATCTGCAAGCTGTCTAAACTTATCAAACATCTGTAAATTTTCTCCTGCTGTATTAGGAAATTTTACACCATGTATTGCTTGACCTGTTTGACCACTCTGTCTTCTAAAAATTTTTCCAGGAAATACTTTCATATCTTGACCTGGTACTAACATAGTTTCATCTACATCAAATACTAAATTACCTGCTAATGCTAAGTTATCAATTGCCATTCTTGCATGACCATTCATAACTTGTTGTGAATCTTCCATGTTTTCTGGAATACCAATACCAAAAAATTGATATGGGTTTAATTCATAAGGACAAATTAAATAGGGAATACGCTTTGGTGTAAATGGATTTTCTACCATTCTTAATACTTTACCACCACATATCCATGCATTAATATGAACTACCTCTGAATCTGTATCATAAGATAATCCACACTCATCTGCAATTTTTTTACTAACTGTTCCCCAATATTCTAAAATTTCAAATCTATTTTTATAAATACTTGTAATATTTTCTCTATCATACAAAGAAGATTCAAATCCTCTTGTTTGATAATTAGGACCCATCTTTAAACACTCTTGTACAGCTTCTCTATCAAACATAGGTTTGTCACCTAAATCTTCTAATTGCTGTTTATTATAAGAATGTCTTTGAATTACATAATCACAATCTTGAATGTTAGTTGCATTAGGGTCAGGATAAAAATCCCAACATGATACTGCATCTATCGAAGGTATTGATTTAACTTTTTGTACATGTACATTAGTTAAATTACCTTCTTCATCTTCCATACTATCATAACTATGATATGATTTTGAATCTGTAAATGGACCTTTTAAAATTCCTGTACCAAGTAATGCCATTTCAAAAAATACATGACGTAGTATTGTAATAGCTTTACTTTCTTCTAGCTGATCGTGAATAACTTTTTGCATAGCCTCAGCTGCTAATGTTGCAGGTTCAATTTGTGGTTGACCCTGCGGAGCTGGACCTTCAACAAAACCTAAATTTTTATATTCCTGTGCTAAGTTTCTAAGCAAATCTGTAGCGGTAGCACCTTTAGGTATTTCTTTACCATCACCAGCAAAGCCATATGCGCTTTCAGGTTCTGGTTCTTTAGGTTGTTCTTGTGGATTTAAATGAGCTTTATCCGCAATATCTTCTGGAACAGAAGTAGGAGAAACTCCCAAAGGAAATTTACCCTGTGAAAATAATACTTCAATAATTTGTCCAAAAGCTGCGAGAACTTTTGTCTTAGTTATTTTAACAAAAACTCTAGACTTCTCGTTATCACGAAAAGCCATTTCTGTCCCGTATAATCCTCTATAATTTCTATAAGCTTTTAACCATCTTTTCTCATCATATACTTTAGATGTTTCAGCTTCTTGAAATTTACTTCTAATATGTCCAACAAGAATATTGCCTTCAGTTTCATAGCCAGCTTTATCTTTCTTATCTTCCATTATTTTAATAAATTTGTTTGACCGTATTTTTTACCACTTTGAAAATCTGTAGTAAGTTTGTCATCACCTATTAAATCTGTTTTTTTAGATACTGGGTTTTTATCAAATCGTTCTTGAATTTTAATGGTTTGAAGCATATCACTTGGTGATGTCCTTTTTCTCTTAGCCATTTTTTCAGCTAATTCTATTTTAGCTTTATTTTTTTTAGATTTAGATTTTTTAGTATCTATGTATTCTTTATTTGGATCAGACATTAGTAGTCTCTTTCTTCAGCCATTCTAAAGATTGATGGGTCTACTTTACTTTTTGCTCCTGGTTTGTCATTGCCGTCTCCACTCATAGCACCCTGCTTAACTTTAGCATTAGGGTCTATAGCTAACTTTTCATTTTTAACTTTGGCAACATCAGGTGCAAGTTCTCCATGTTTGTATCTTTGCATCATGTTATTATTCTCCTGTTATGTATATTAATAATCTTTTTCATCAGCCAACTTATCAAAGTTAGCATCGATTTGACTTTTGAATTTTTTAGGTTCATGGTAATCAAAATTACCATCTTGTGTTTCGGCTGCTCTTTCTTCTTTTGTATAGCCTACTTTAATGTTTTTAGTTTCCATAGGCTTTTTAGTTCCAAGTGTTGATTCACTTAAATCACCTTGTTTAACTTTAGCTGCTGGATCAAATTTATATTCCATTGTATATATCCTGTTATTGTTGTATATTATATTTTTATTTTTTTCATTGATAAAATATTTTTAGTTGGTATGGTTGTATAGTTACCACCTACTTTTATTGTCTTGTTATCTTCAAAACTATAATCAGCCATGACAATAGTTCTATCAGGGTTTTGTTCTACTAACCAACCTATACTACAGCATACAGCTGTTTTAGATTTTTTAATATCAACAATATCATCCCATGAAGATTCGGAAACGATATCCTCCCAGTGCACGCTGACTAGAGAATATGGAAAATTCTTTTTATTTATTTTAGGTATCTTTATTTTTTTTGCCACTTAATATCCAAATTTTGTATCTGCAGGATTAAAGTCTTGATTAAACATAGGTTTAAATCTTGCAGCATATCTAGGGTGT